ACACCCATTCCTTCATCAGTTGCATCTACATTAGTAGAAGAACCAACTATAATATTTATATTAGTGTTTCCTACTTCCGAAAAATATACACCTCTATTGCCCCATTCTTGAAAAAGAATGTTTAATGATCTTCGTGCTGTTTTAAGTTGATGACCTGCAGTTCCTATTAAACCGATACGTTCATACGCATCTACAATAATTTCATCAATAGAAAAGTTCTGGTCAAAACTATATGCTTGTGATGTAGTATTTGCCATTAGAATTCCTATCCATAGTAAACAGTTACATGTGTTACTGCTACATTCGTAACTTTCAAACTTGTGGTAGCTCTAATCCCTGTTCCTGGTAACATTATTTTTCCAGTAACTGGACCTACGTTAGCTGTTACATTTGTAGCCGGTGTATTAACTATCCACAGTGCTGTCGTATTATCATTAACTGTTATTGTTCCAGCTGCAACATTCGTAGGTACTACCCACGAAAGTCCTAAAATTCTAGTCGCTCCACTTTTAACTGTAGTAGTTGTAGCTGTCGTAATATTAGCTGTTTTTATATCCACTGGATATGACATAATTTTCTCCTTAAGTGTAAGCTCCCGAAGGAGCTCACATTATTTTATTTATCTACTAACTCCAAGCAGCTGCGCCTGTATCTGCGGTATTGCCTGTTGCTAAATCATAAGCAAAGTTCCAAGTGCCTTTTTCAAAACAAGTGAAATACAGATAAGTACCATGAGTTAAACTATTGGTTGCTGCATTCGCAGGTGTATACGTTAATATCGTTTCACTTGCGGCAGACGTATCTATAGTTTGAACTGCTCCAGCGGCTCTACTTTCCACTTTTGAACCAGTTCTATAAACATCACTACCAGCGCAAGTAAATTTAAGTGTAGCTACTCCACCAGTTGTATCATCTGATTGAGCATGAACTACATAAACTCCTACTGTTGCTGCCGGTAATGTTACCGCTTGTGTAGCAGCTCCTGTGTAGTTATTGACCGTAATTACATTAGCCGTATAAGTTCTTGTTGCATTTGTTGTCACTACTGTTGCAGTTAAACTAGTTAAATCTGGTTTCGTTCCTAGAAACCTTTTAGTTATAACTCCTGTGGTAGCAGCCTTATTGATCTGTTGAAATCCTTTTTCGGATCTAACCGGACCATTAAACGATGTGTTTGCCATAATATTCCTCCTAGAATATTTAAATGTAGTCCCTAGGGGATAGTCGACTATACGCGTCTACATTTAAGTTTTATTAAAGTTTGTATAGTGATTTATTTATACGCTAAATTTTAATACAGCGCAAGGTATCCCTGGGAAAAAAATTGATTTTTGATAGCGCTTAAGTGGCTATCGAAACTTGAGCCTTGGATTCATCTACTTTATTACGGATAGTAGATTCTTCGAACTCTTTGGCAATAATTTCTTTAACAATCTCCTGAATTTTTTTATCAATATAGGACATGTTAATATTATACTTGCCCTCCTTCAGGTGCTCCTGTTGCCACTCTAACTCCAAGGACCTCTTTGTAGTGTATAGGTCTTGTGTCATCTATAACCTCCTCATAGGTTATTCTTCGGGTATGATTAAACATTCCCGTTGATTCCCATTTTATACTCTTTTCTCCTAGCTTGTCAAGGATTGATTTTTCAATGGAAAGGGCATTATCTTCCGCTAAAATTTCAAATTTAGCATGATAATCGTATGCCCAGATATTTATGAGGAATTTTTTCATTTTTTCTTTCTATTTGCTAAATGTGGCGAAACAATGTTCCGCCACATTTAATGTTTAGATTACGCTCCAGGTGTACCGAAGATACCTCTCCAGTCAGATGCGCCAAAAGCGTATCTTTCTCGAGCTTTGTATCTTACGTTACCAGTATCAAAATCACCTTCCATTGAAGTTTTCAATGGTGCTCTATCGAAATGTTTCATTCCGTTAGGCACGTCAGTGATAGTGAACCAAGCATCAGTATCAGATAAATAATGGTTAATGAAATAACCTTCTGGGACTGCTCCCATGTGTTTAATTGCATTAATGTCATTATCCGCTGTACCAACTCTACCTTGAGATTTCATCAATCGTTCTGCAACAAACTGCAGGTTAACTGGAAGAATTAATCTTCTAGCTTTCGCTGCAACTTTTAAACCTCTTTCATCTTTAGTTTGAGCTATTTGAATTAGCATCGCTTCTAAAGAAGTTTCGTTTAAGTCAGCTGCCGTTGTTAACAAGTTACTTTGATTACCAGATAACGTAGGGTGCGTACTTACACACAAAAATTGTCCATCTCCGAAAGTTCCGGATGTGAACGCATTTGCTAGTATGTTTGCGCCTTTCGTATTCTTAGTACTCGCCATAGATCTTGCTAAAGCTTTTGTGTATCTAGAAGCTAATCTATCGTAGAGATTATCTTCGATAGCTTCTTCTGTGATTGCAAAAGCAAGCGCGATTGTTTCCATCGTATACCTAGCAGTATAAGTTTCCTGAGCTGTATCAAAGCTTACACCTTGACCTTCAGGTTTAACTGCTGCGTCACCGAATCCTGATAACATAACTTCCTCTTCGAAAGCTCTGTCAGATGATTCAGTAGTAAAGATATCTTTGGTTTCGTCTGCGTACTGTTTATATTCCAACCCAAATAAAGCATTTAGGCCGGGCTCAAGCTCTTTAATGAGCTGCTGTCGTGATATTGCCATAGTCTATACTCCTTATTGTATATCGTAGTTGTAATATATGTGTAAATTGAACTTAACTATCCAGTTAGAGTTCGCTGTGCTGACGTCGCTATTAGAAGGATCTTCACTAAGTCTCAGTACTGCAAACATTCCGCCTGCAACAGCTGCACCAGTGATTTCCTCTTTGGATCTACCATTTGTCACGGCTGTCCCTGCTGTATAAACCATGTCAACACCTCTGCCAGCAATTGCTTGCGTAAGTGTTCCAGTAGTTTGGACTTCAAATAAGTCATCAGGATTGTCGTAAACAAAGGCATCAATATCGCCCGTAGTGACACTTATGTCACCCGGCCAATAGTTTTGAAACGTTGGTTTGTTAGTAGTTGGGTCTTGGTAAAGACAACCATTGAAGACACCTACGTTACGTGCTGTATCAGTTTCAGAAGAACCGACATAACCAGCGGCGATTGCGCCACCAGCTTGGTCGTTTGCTACTGCTCCCATTGCAACTACGTCACCAGCATAAATAGCGCCGGTTTGGCCATTGCTTATTTTATACTGTGAAGTACCTTCAGAAGTTGGTCTGCTACCTAATCCGCCTACTTGTCTAAAACCGAACGATGCGTCTATGTTAGCCATATTATTACTCCTTGTGTGAATAGCGTTAACTATCCACGGTTAATTTAAATTCGATGATAGGGAATTGGTTGTTATCCCGAGAAAAAGTAAGATTACTCTTTCTTTGTACCACCAAAGGTTACGCGAGTCTGCCTATCTTGATTGATCGGCATACTTGGATGCTGTTCCCTATTTAAATCGTGTCTTAATGCCTCGTCAGCCTCTCGTGTCATTTTGGCAAAATACTCTTCACGAGATTTAGCGATTTCTTCGGGTATCCTTGCTAGCACAAGGCCACCTACTCCAATGACGCCAGCGTACTTGCCTTCTTTTTGCACTGGATAATGAGTGTTAGGATATTCATCAGCTCTCACTAATTCATATCCAGATCTGAGTTTACCTGAGATATTTTTCGTATCATCAAAACCCATGACTTCAGCTCTTATCCATCTGTGCCTAAAGCCGTCAGGCGCTTTTGGCGCATCTAAGGAAGATGGGGGATTCCACACCTTTGGTCTTTCAGTTTCAGACCGTGTTGAACCCGCACGAGAAGTTTTTTTATTATCTGTTTCCATATTATGCTCCTTCCATCGTGTTTAATAGTTGTTTCGCATACTCTTCTAGTGGCACTCCTAATTTTTTTGCAATTTGCACCTGTGAAGAAGTGAGTTTCACAGTTTTGCGACCAGGTTTCACACCTCGTTTTACGGAAGCAACCGTCTGAACGGTCTTGGTCGTTTTTTCATTTGTATCAAATTTATGGGGGAAGTCAAGTTTCATTCTCTTATTAATTTCCGCATAATATTCGTCAGATGTTGGATCCATTCCTTCAGTCTCAACTAGATCCTTATGATGCTCAAAAGCAGTGTAAGTCATTGGTTTATCTTTACCAAACCACTTATTTTTATCTGCCCATACTTCTGCTTTCTCATCTACTTGAGGTAAGGATTGAGGCGTTGGTTGTGCCATTCCTTCTCTGTATTGAGGAGCGTGAGGAGTTTCCCTCTCATAAGTTTCTCTTCGAGATTTTTCAGAAGCAATCTTGTTTGCATCATTGGTTAGTGTGCTCAATTCAGTTTGAGCTTCCACTTGTTTAGCTGTCTCTCCTCCTTCAATAGCCGCAGCCAATTTCGCTTTAACAGCGTCCAATTGACTTTTAACTCTTGTTTCGGAGTCTTTAAGATAAGCTGAATCTAAATGTTTATATTTAGATTCCCAATTCTTTCTTTTTGATTCTACGCCTTGAGCGTACTCTAATGCAGCATCTTTCTGTCGTTCTGCCTCTCTCCACTTTCTTGTTAGTTTAGAAATTCTTCTCTTAACTCCCTCACTGTATTCTTCTAATTTTTCGTCTTGTCCTTCTGGTTTCGTTTCACTTGGTTCTTTATCGTCCTTGCTATCTCGAACATCCACAGGCTCGTCAGATTTCTCAGGTGTGTCAGTGGACTCAGTATCGATTTCAATATTTTCTTCATCCTTCTTTTCCTCCTTAATGTCAACATTAACATCTTCACCAGTTGTGTCTATATCAACTAGCTTTTCGCTTGGTTTTACTTTTTCTTCTTCTGGCATAGTTCTCCTTATCTATGTTTAATATTCATGCAAGATCATTTCTGGATCTTGAATTGTTGCAAGAATCTCATCTTCATTCAAGATTCTTATTTCACCACCCTCTATTCTAAAACGTGATCCTGCATAACGCGCAAAGATCACCCATTCGCCTTTCTTGCACCACGGTCCTTCTGGATATCTTTTTTTATCTCTATATGCTCCAGGGCCTATTTTTAAAACTAGACCACAAACCGTTCCAATTTGTTGACGTTCTAATGATTTTTCTGCCAAGAAAATTCCACCTTTAGTTTTAACTTTAGGTTGAAATGGTAGAACCATAATTCTCCATCCCGTAGGATTAGGAAGTTGGGCATCTTGCGGAGGTACATTGCGTTTAGCTTCTGCTTCTTGCGCCGCTTTTTTTAAATCAGATTCTAAAGCTAATTTAATTTGTGGTAGGTCTGTCTTTGTCGATTCTAACAACTTTTCCGTCATCGTTCTCTTGCTCCTTCAGTTTTAGCAGGTTAGAGATTTCCTGTAATACAGCTTCAAATGCTGCTATTTGTCCAGTAATATACTTGTATTTATCGAAGTTGTCAACCGATCCAGATGTAACATTTAAAGACAATGCTGTGAGCCTTTGTCTTATAGCTCGCTGTAACTTCTGTATAACTATAAATTCATTTTCCATTATTTTTTCTTTTTTTTTTTCTTCTTTTTCTTTCCTACTGGCTTACTCCCATAGGTTTCAGTCCAATCTTTAGCAATCTTAGGATGTTTCATCCAGAGATAACGTCTTTGTTCCTCTGATTTGAAAGGCATTATTAAGATTTCCAACCACCTTTAGGTCTTTTACTACCGTGCTTCATACCCAATCTTCGTCTTGGATCAGCTACACCCATTTGATTAGCACCTCCACCCATTGGATTAGCACCTACAGTTGGTTGAGCTACACCCATTTGATTAGCACCTACAGTTGGTTGAATAGGTAATCCACCGCCAAATTGCTTGCCAACTCTTTTGCCACCAGCAAGTTTTTTTCTAGGTTTATTTCCCTTGTCATTTCTCATAGTTTTCTCCTATTTTTTATTTTTACCATTTCTAAAAATCTGTGTTCCCTTTATACCAAAAATTGATGCACATACAAGTATCCAGAGTGAAGTAAACCATTTTGGAAGTGCCGCAAAATGCTCGAAGAAGATATTTATCTTCTCCATAGCCGCCGGATCGTCTGACCAGACCCCCCAGGCCAAAATAATTATGGGCAGTGTAAGAATCGCTAAAACGATCTCGTCCTTATAGTCGTTGT